TCTAAATTGGTTGTGTCTAATGAGGTTAGAGTACCATTAACAGTCAAATTACCTGCTACTGTTAAGCTATCAGCTATTTGTACATCATCAGGTAATGATAATGTTACGTCTGCTGATTCACTACCACTTCCTGATACAGTGATCTTGTTAGCAGTTCCTGTAATAGTTTGAATATAATTACCAACAGTGTCTGTTCCAAGTGTTACTGAATTGGCATCTACGCTTGCTGCTTGAACATTAAGAGCATCAACAAATGCTTTAGTTACTCTAGCATCTATAGCTGAATTTGCCCTTGTATCTGTATAGTATAAATTTGTGTTTTCAGTTAAATCAGCAGTTGTCTTATTACCAAAAGCAGAATCAAATCTTGCCTGAGTGTAATAAAGATTAGTACCTTCTGAAAGATCATCTGTATCTTTTGTAGCTAATCTAGTGTCAAAAGCTGTATAAGACCTAGCATCTGTATAGTAAAGATTAGAACCTTCTGCTAGATTTCCAGTATCTTTGGTTGCAAGTCTTGTATCAAAATCTGTATTTGCTCTTGCTGTTGTATAGTATAAATTTGTGCCTTCTGAAAGGTCTGATGTTGATTTGGCTGTAAAAGCAGAATCAAATCTTGATTGGGTATAGTAAAGGTTAGTATTCTCAACAACAATAGAAGTATCTAAAGTTGCAGTAGTTGATTGATTAGAACCACTACCTATAAATATTTTACCATTATCTAGGTTAGGAGTAGCGTTACTTCTACCAGCACCACCTACTCTGATTGAGCCATTAACAGCATGACTTCTTAATACCTTACCTATGTTTTGTATTTGTGATGACTCTCCACTTGGAATTGTGGTTGTATATTCACCTGCGGTTGTAGATACATATAAAATTTGCCCTTCTGAAAAATTAGACGTATCTATATCTGTTAAGTTACCAAGTGTAACTATTTGTAAATTGTTATTAGCATTAGCATCTTCTATCGCTAGACCAAATGCAGGCATTTTAGAAGCATCATCAGCCTTAGCCTTGCTTACTGTAGCGGTGTTGCCTGATATCCCTGAAACATAAACAACATCTCCTTTAGATAAATCTTCAGTTGTTTTCGCTGTAAATCTAACAGCACCATCAATATCACCAATAAATTCATTAGATGCAGTAACTTTATTAAAAGTAACATTATCTGTTGTAGCTACAGCTTGTCCTATAGCAATACTAGGCGTAGAACCTTCTCCAGTTCCACCTGTTAATATTACTCCAGTTCCTCCTGATATAGATTCAACATAATCACCAGTTGTATCAGTTCCTAAAGTAATAGAATTGATTTGCACTACTGTATCTATATCTATATTAGAGCTACCATCAAAAGATACTGAACCTACTACATCACCTGATAAAGATATAGTTCTAGCTGTACTTAAGGTATCAGCAGAATCAGCATTACCTGTTAAGTCTCCAGTGACATTACCTGTAACATTACCTGTTAAGTTACCAGTAACATCTCCTGTTAAATTGCCAATAAATGTATTAGATGCGGTAATACTAACACCTGTAGTAATCCATGAGTTGTCATCAGAATTTCTGATCTTTAATTCACTGCTAGATGTATCTACCCATAACTGATGTGCAAATGTGGTTGAAGGCTCTGTTCCTCCGCTATTAACAGTAGCAATAGCTTCTAAAGCATTGTTTAGGTCTGCTCTAAAATTTGCACCTGTTTGGTTAGCTATGTTGTAATCGTGTTGTGCCATAATAAATTCCTATTTCTACTAATTTTATACCTACATTTGCATTTGATAAATGCCTTACGCCCAAATAGCAGTAGCTATTGTTTGTACCAATTCATCTTCTCCTGATACATCATCACCTTTATTAAAGTGTAAAACCTTAGTTGCTGTTACTGGTAATTGTTCATCATCAGCATCATCAAATAAGTCATTGTAAACAACCATAAGTGTTGGGTAGGTTGTTTCGCCTTCAGGTGCTTCTATTGCTGGATATGTTTCTATTCTTTGTACTGTTCTTGTTAATGTTATTGCCATTCTATTCTCCTATATAAGTAATTAATTCATCAGACTCTTTTATATGTTGCTCCATCTTTGTTTGTGTAGCATCAGTATTAATATTGCCATCTGCATCTAAAACGCAAGGCACTTCAAATATAGCTCCATCTGATGTTCTTGTAGCCATATAAAACCTTATTCCTTCTATTTCTATAATTTCATAATTCATTCTATAAATCCTACTGTTACCCAAACATCAGATATAGAAAATGCAGTAACTCCTAAATCCCAAAACCTTGCTCCTCCCTGAGAGGTGTAACTTAGACTTGATCTTGTAAAAGTGTTGTAAGTATTTAAACCATGTGTATTTTGTTGGCCATTATATATATGTAAGGTAGTCCAACCTGCATTACCTGTTGGAGTTCCAACAGTATCATATATATAGAAAAAGGTATTATTAGTATTTACATGGTAAAGACCCCAAGTGGGAGTATTACTATATAAATCGCAAGTAGAATCTGTTGTAGAACCTAAAGTGTTTCCTGCTATGTTTGGTGCATATCCTGTAAAGGTTTGACCAAAAAAAACGCTTTGCTGTAATGTATTAACTGCTTGAAACTTATATATGGTTTTACCATAAAAGTTAGACATAGATATTGCACCTGAAGATACATCTGCTAAATCCCTTAGACTAGTTTCATTCATATTAGATGTAGCTGTAGCTGCTCTTTTTAGCTCTAAGTTAATTGATCTATCTTGGGTACTACCACCAATAGACATAGTTCCGCTAGTTGCTAGAGTCATTATCTAACCTCTGCTTTAATTCATCTATTTGCTTTTGTTGGTCTTTAACAGTTTCAATGAGATATCCAACTAAGTTGCCATAAGCTACTGATTTAGTACCCATTTCATCATCTGCTGTTATCACTAATTCAGGTGCTATTTCTTCTATTTCTTGGGCTATAACACCACTACCCTCAACACCATCTTTAATAAAGCTAACACCACGCATTTGTAATGCCTTTTTACTGTCTAATGTTTGTATATTAGTTTTTAATCTTTCATCTGAATAAGCTGTTACGTTTCCTGAATTAACAGTATTTCCGCTTTGATCTAAACTCCACCTATCTCCAATTGCGTTCCAGTGTACTATCAATTTATCAGAGTCATGCACAAACCAAGGATAATTTGTTGCACCATTTGTAGCACCTGTATTTCTAAAACCAATGCAATACCTTTGAGCTGTACTAATTGAAACTGGATAGTTCCCAAAGTTGGCTCCAACTTTTAAATATGGTGTTGTAACACTGCTTGTAAAGGTTGCGGCACTGCTTGTATCAAATACAAGAGCATCCGTGCTGCTATGTCTTATGCTAAATTTGTTTCCATGCCCTGCACTTGGATATCTTACAAGTGTCCACTGTCCTGTACCTGTTCCTGAATCTCCACTGACTGCACCAAGAACGAAAGAAGAATAATCATTAGCAGCAGCATTACATCTAATATTTTCATTGTAGCTATTACCACCTAAAAATTTTGTATTTTTAAGAAATGTGTTACCTGTAAAAGTAGCGGTATTATCACCATCAAGTCTTAGTGCTGTACTAACATTAGAACCATCCCAAGTTTGAAAAGATAAAGAGTAGTTATTTACCAAGCCTTCTATTATTCTTGCATCTCCATTTGCCCAATCCAACATTCCACCTGAAGGCAAATCATATTCAGTTGCAGACACTTTTCCATTTATAGTCCAGTTACCTGAAGTGGATAAAAGCGAAGCATTTGTTCCACTGCCACTTGGTCTAAATTGTAAAGCAGAAGAATTATCACTTGGGTTGGCTGCAATATCCCACATGGTTGCCCCACTATTGTACAACCTTGTATATGCCCAACCTCCATTCCCTTGTATTTCAGCTCTTGTAACCATTGAAACTACGCCAGTGCTGTTAATTGCACCTGAATTTATAGTTCCATTTCTGTTAAGGCTTATAGTTTTTGTTGTGTTGTTATAAATACCAAGAGTTGTAGTTGCTGTACCTGATGTGTTTGCATAATTTAAACCAACCTCTCCATTATCATCACTACTAATTCTAGTTTTATTTGAAGCTCCAAGATAAAAACTTGTTCCTGAATATATAGTTCCTATATTAGTTAGGTTACGAGAGGGATCTACGATTGTAGTGCCATTTAATTGATAGGCGTTGACTACATTAAATACACCTGTAGGACTTAAAGTTGCTCTTACTGCAAATCCTGAATTTCTAAATTCAAGACCAGCCGAATCTGATCCCAAATACATACCTCCAGCAGAACTGCCACTTCTAAATAGGCCTAATTGTGCCGAGCCATTTGCAGCAGTAAATCTCGCATATCCATTTATGTCTGAAGTTTCAAAGGTCATAAAACCATCTGTAGAATCTATAGCACCTGAAGATAAAGTACCAGTTACTGCTAAATTTGCTGTACCCCCATCAAGTTGCATAACACTTACTGTATTTGCAGCAGTTGCTCTTATCCCTGAAGCATTGCCATAAGATGAGTTGTAAGACCCAAAAAATCCATTTGCAGACTCATAAGATATGTATTGACCATCTACTAAAGTAGAACCCTGACCATTTTTTGATAAAATTACAAACTCTGAACTACCAGTCATACTTAAACCATACTCACGCGTATATCCATTGCTTCCTAGATCTCCAAGCCAAGAACCACTATTTTTCCAATAGCTTGATACAGCAGAACCATTTAAATTAACTATATTGGTTAGGTTACGAGAACTATCTATTACATAATTTGAACCTACTAAAAGACCACCAGTTGTAATATTTAAACCACTAGCAGTATGCTCTGTAATCTTACGCCAAGTTCCAGCAGAATCATTTGCCCAAGTTGCTAAATTTCCATCAGTAGTATCAAGTGCTGCATGAGGGTTATTGCCTACACCCCACCAAACACTGCAATTACTTCCATTACCATCAAAATAAGCAGTTCTATATGAACTAACACCTTTAAACACATTGTTAAAAGTAGTTCCTGAAGGTGTACTGTCTCCACCTGAAGCTAAGAATTGTGTTGCTGTTACTGTTCCTGTTATTGAGATCGTATTATCAAGATTAAGAGTAACAGCACCTGAAGTACCACCACCATTGAGGTTAGTACCTGCTGCAACTGAAGTAATGTCTCCAGCTCCACCACCACCAACAGCAGAACCATTAAAGTATAAAGAACCACCTACGTTATAAAGTTTGTTAGTTGTTGTACTTGGTGTATTAGAGGGTAATCCTAAAGCATCTGCTGTAACCTCTCCAGTGAAGGTTGCGTTTTGTGATGAGTCAAATGTTACAGCTAAAGCACCATCTGCATTAATCTTAAATGTGCCACTTGCACCACCATCTGCTGATAAGGTTGTACCACCAACAGCATCATAAACCAAGCCAACAACTTGCGTATTTCCTGAACCTGCTTGTATTCTGAAACCACCACTACCTGTTGAACTTCTTAGTATTGCATCTGCTTGTACTGTATCACTTGCTATTCCAGTAACTTTACCAACTATTAGATCAGGTTGTGATCCTGTAGCTTCAAAATTACCAGCTACAACAAAATCACCATCAATAGCAGCTCCCTCATTAAGAGTTAGTAAACCAATACCACCAACTTCTGAATAGGTTAAAACATCATCTAAAGGTTCATTATTTAACGTAATAACACTAGCATCTAAAGTTCCTGTAACAGTGGCGTTAGTTACATTTAGTGAAGTAGCTGTAATACCACCTGATATAGTAGCACCAGTTGCACTCATAAAACCTGATGAAGAAACAGTAAAGTTTCCTGAGCCTATATTCATATCACCTGCTGTAATAGAACCAAGATCAGCAGATATAGCAGAAAGGTTTGTTACATCTATTTTATCTGCACCAATAGTACCTGAAGTTATATTGTCTGCATCTAGGTTAGTAACTGTAATAACTGAAGCATCTATACTACCTGAGGTTATATTGTCTGCATCTAAATTAGTGACTGTTATCTGACTAGCATCAATAGTTCCTGCTGTAATCTTATCAGCAGATAATGAATTGATTTTTGCATCAGTAACAGCATCATCTACTATCTTGTCAGTAACAATTGCATCATCTTTAATATCAGCAGTTGCTGTAGGAGCATCACCAATAGTAAAGGTTAAAGTCGCTGGAGATGATTCTGTACCTAATGTATTAAGTGAAGTAACGCTAGCAACGTAATTAGTATCAACAGGCAAGAAGTTAAGATCACAATTCTCTACATCTACTATTCTATTTAAAACCTGATTGCTAGAACTGTCTACAACATTGATTCTATATTGATAGTTAGGAAAATCTGTTGGTTCATTCCAAGATAAGAATGGTCTACCTGTTGAACTAGAATCAGTATCAGTGAATGATAATCCTGTTGGAGCTTTAACTGCATAAGCGGAGGGTAAATTAGCTAACTCTTCTACTGGTTCTTGAGGTGGTACTTCCCATGTATAGACATCAAAGTATTCTATTAAACTAACTGCAACCAAACCATTAGATTGCAATTCTAATGCTTCAACTCTACAAACTTTTCCTGAAAATCCTAAACCTGCATAAGTTAAATCTACTATATCTCCCACATTTAATTTATACATCTCAGGAGTTCCTAAGAACTGCATAGTAGTCTGATTTCTACTTCTAGTTAAGATTGCCTTACCCATGTTGTAGGCTATGTAAGGGTCGCTTATATAAGGGAACTCAGCTTTTATTTCCAATATCTCATCACCATCATCTGAATAATACTCAGGCGTTGCATTATGTAAAACTGTAGCTGTATCTAATTCATATCTTTTATTGGCATTAAAAAATTCAACTATAACTTTATTTGCTTTTTTGTCTTTGTTGCCATAATCAACTGATATACCAGCATCAGCAATTATGTGATTATCGTTGATACTAAATGTTGATGTTCCTGTGTCTTCTATTGATAATTCATACTTACCATCTATATAAAGAAAGATACCTCTCATGTTTGCAAGAAGCTCTTTTGCATTATCCATGACATTCTTATTAGCATCTAAATAGCCATTACAATGAAATCTTTTTACTTTAACTAAAGAAGAGCCTGTTTGTGAAGAATATGTTGAGCCTAGTGTGTCATCAATATATACAATGTATTCATCATTTTGATCGTAAAATCCATTTCTCTGTACATCTTTAATTTCTTTACCATCTACAATGAGATTGCCATTTGCATCATTAATATCTACTACTTCTCCAATCTTATTTTGCCACCAGTTTGTGTTAGGGTCAGTTCCCCCAATGGTTATAAAGTCATCTCCAGCGTTACCTGACCAAGTAAGAGATTGTGTTGAGCCATTAAAATAAGGTTGATCAACCTGTGTATCACAAACATTGGCAGCAGCAGTAAATGTGCTCATGTTTATTTGTGACTGAGTTAAACCTTTACCATATTCATTATTAGTTATGTAATCTAAAAAGGTTAAAGCTGGATTATCTGAATATTCGTAAGTAGATACAGTTCCAAAGGTTTGATTTGTATCTCTAGGGTCAAATACTTTTTTACCTCTTACCTGAACTGTTAGTTGTGGAACTCCTTTCCACATACCCTCTTTATCATAGCCATAATGTGCGGCTATATAACAAACACCATTTAGTTTGTGTGCAGAAGTCCAATTAGGCATAGAAGCAACAAGCATAGGGTCTGCTGTTTGTGTTGCAGCTCCATGATGTAGATTCATAACATATCTATATTTTTGTGTAGGACTAGAGCCAAAACCACCAGCACCTGCATCTATACCAGTTCCATTTTGCGAGACTGTATTTAAAGAATAAGCACCTGATGATATTTTATCTGAACCAATGTAACCACCATCCTTAAATCTTGCATAATCTGTTAAAGGATTGCCATCCAGCTCAATAGTTCTTCCAAGTATTTCATCACACTCACCAACTGATAAGGCATAAACTACATACAAATCTCTTGAGTCATTAGCAGATACATCCATATAAATGATCTGTGCACCAACCCTACGAGTTCCATAAATTACAGGAAGTTTGCCACCAGCAGAAGTTTTGTTAGCTAAGATATCTTGGCCTTTAGCCATCATCTGCCTAGCTTGCATAAAGCCTTTAACACCAACAGCAAGAGTTACTGCTGTAAGCACCATGTTTATTTTCCCTAGAGTATCAGCAGTCTTCCAAGTAGCTACAACCCAATTAAAAAATGTTACAAAAGGATTAGCCATTTACATTCCCCACCTTACATCTGATTTAACTTGAGTAGCGAACTCAAAACCTTTATCTCCTGTGCTAAATCCTTGTTGTGATTCGTCAGAATAATGCCTTCCTTTGGTTAAGTTCCAATTTGCCCAATGTGAAGCTACAGTCATGCTTAGTGTTGAATCTTTAATATTTTCTTGTATTGCTATATTTCTTATTTGTCCTGAAAAAAAGTTTATTGCACCTACAATAGTCTCATCTTCATTAAAATAAGCCATATAAACATCTACCATTTTATCTGTAAATGCACCATCTTGAACTAAAGACCTTACCTGATCTGTAATATTAGAAAATCCCAAATTAATTTCATCAACTTGTAATTGCCCTGTTTCAGTTGTTGAATCAACAGTTAAAAAAGAACCTCCAGCTTCATAGCTATTAGAGTTATAGGTAACATTAGAATACCAATCAGTTAATCTAATAGTAGATGATAAATTAAGCTCAACTAAAAAAGCTGTCTTAGTTTCTGTTGATGATACTTGAGTTTGTAGATCAGTAGATAAACTTCTTGGCATTAGGTTATAACCTCTCTAACATCAAATGAAATACTGTAAAAACCATTAGCATCTGTTGAATAAACAATTTCGTTGTTTTCTAAATATACAGTAAAACTTGGTTTGTTTACAGTAACTGCAACATTGTCAGTTAAAGCTGTTACTAAATTAGGCGATATAAGAACAGTCAATGCCCCACTACCATTAGAATCAATATCTGATTGAACCATGTATACCTTGCTATGATTTGCAAACTTAATTAAATCTCCAGCCTTTAAAGCACCTGTTTGGTTGGCTGTAAAGCCATCTAAGGCTATAGAAGCATCTCCTGATGTATGTGCTCCAACCACTTGTATATCTGTTTCTGACTTGCCTGCACCTAAGTTATCTAGTGGTGCAACTATTGTAAAGTTCTCAAAAGAACCTTTTTGTTTTTGTAAAAATGCAAATATTTCTTGAGCTTTTTCTTGTTGTAATGGTGGCATTGCAACTGTAAAAGAGAAATACTGAGCACCTATTTGTCTGACTTGTTTTCTACCTGATAATGTTTGATTCAATAGAGCAGGTCTACTGTCTTTAAAATTAAGGCTTCTAAAATTTGGGTCTGTTGGAAATTGTCCTGACATTATACTATTCCCATTTTGCCTTGATTATTCATGGCATTGTTTATGATTGATGTTATCAATCCTTTTCTTGATGCTAGTAACTGATCAAATCCAGCAGCATCCACTGTTGATATGTTGAAGTTTACTGTAGCACCCATACCTTGTCCTTTAGTGTGATCTATTACAGTTTCATTAGGATGAACCATAGCAAGACTACCACCTTTTCCATCTAATCCACCAGCTCTAGCACCTCCACCTGTATAACCACCACCATCAAAATCAGGAATGGTTGTAGGTAGTGATAGTGATGATATGTCTGTTGTTGGCTTTTTAAACAAACCGCCAAAGGAAGCAAACATCTTATCAATAACTAATTTTTGTAAAGCTATTCTTATTAGCTCTTTTACTATAGTTGTAGCATAGTCTTTAAAGGATGCTTTACCATTTTCTAAGAAATCCATTGTTAGGTTTGTTATGCCATCATAAGACTTTTTGAACACACCCTGCATTTCATCTTCCATGCTTTTTATACCACTATAGAATTTTTTATAACCTCTTTCCGCATCTTTCATAAAAGTTTCAAATGCGGTTAAGGCTTTAAATGCTGATTTTTTATCTCCCTCATCTTCATTTCTTTTACCAAATAACATTTCAGTAATACTTGGGATGTCTGACTTTTCAATAACCTTTCCTGTTATTTTTTCTATCTCTGCAAGATATGCAGATATTTGTTCTTCTATTTCTAATGAACCATCTTCAGGACTTGGTAATAAATTAATTTTAGGTAAATCTTGTATACCTAGTTTATCTTTTACCATGTTTGGTAATTTATCAAGAGCACCATCTATTCTCTCTAATCCACTATTAATGCTATCAAAAAGAAAGTTCATGAAACCAGTAAACGCAGTTTTAACTGGCATTATTAATTTTTGTTCAAACGCTAATTTTACTTGCGTACCAAAAACCTTAAATTGCAATACAAGTCTTGGTATATCTCTTTGAATGACCTCATTAAAAGTGTCTTTTATTTCGTTTCTAAAAACATATATTGCCATAACAGCAGTTGTTACACCTGTTAAAATAAGACCAAAAGGATTGGCCATGATTGCAACAGTCAATGCCTTTACAGCAAACCCAGCAGCAATAAGTGCTGGTATAAATAAAGCATCTAAATTAACAGCAACAAAATTAATTGCACCTGCTATTTTTGAAAAACCTTGAGTTGCTTCTTGTATATCTCCAACCATAAATTGAAAATTATTACGCAAAGCTACGCCAGCCTGTCCAAGAGTCATAGGCATTTTTGCTATTTGCTCATTAGTCTCTTTAGTGCCTTTGATAAGAATTGGCATAACTGTTTCTGCTGTTAGTTTACCAGCATGACCAAATTCTCTAAGCTCACCAATAGTCATGTTTAAACCATCAGCTAACATTTTTGTCAGAATGGTGTTGTTTTCCATTACTGATCTAAGCTCATCTCCTCTTAAAGCTCCTGAAGCTAAACCCTGTGCTAACTGTCTAGCAGAGTTATTTGCCTCTTGAGCATGAGAGCCAGCAATAATAAAGGTATTTGCTACAGTTTGAGTAGCATCAGCAACATCTCTTTGAGTAGCACCCAAATGTTCTGTAGCTAAAGAAAGTCTTGTATATAACATTGCAACAGCATCAAAATCTGATCTTGAATCAGAAGCTATTGTTCTCATGTGATTCATAGCTATAGCTGTCTTTTCAGCACTGCCAGTCAAGGCGTTCATCCTATTTTCAACGCCTATCATTACGTTAGCCGCTTCAATAATTTCTCTTGTACTAAAAGCAGCCATGATGGCGTTTCTTAGACCTGATAATGCAGCACCAGTGCCTTTAACATTTTTCTTAAAATTGTTTATAGCTTTAGCAGACTGATCATTTCCTATAATAGAAAAATGAATATCTGATTTAGTTAGTGCTCCCATTTCTTTCTTCCTTTATTTCAAGATAAGCCAACCATCCTTGAAACTCCTCTACTGTAATCTCTTCAATTTCAGCTAAGGTTTTGTTTAGTTTGTCAGCTAGTGCATATCTTATGTATAGCTGCTTATCTTCAATTACTTTTTTTTAACTTCTTCCTGCGAGACATTGTTCATCATCTCACTAGAAACTCTAATTAATACATCTCTATCAACCCTCTCCAATAAGGTTTTCTTATCAGCGATTGTAAATAACTTTTCTCCAGCCTCGTTTAATGCTTTATATATTAAAACATAAGCCAATAACTGAACATCATCATCTTGAGCTAGTTTCATAAATTTAGAAGTCTCTGAAAGGGTTATTGGTTTACAATAAATCTTTAAAGGATTATCTTCATCATCACCCCATTCAGGGACTTCTATAATTCTAGTTTCTAAGCTGTCAAAATGTTTTTTTGCGTTATCTATAACTGACATTTTCTTATACTTCGTCAGGTGTTAAAGCACCATTGCCTTGTACTGAAATACTAGCTTCAACCAATCCATCAAATGATGCACTTCTTGAAACCCCAGTAACAATAGCTGAACCAGTATAATAAGTATCACCAGTTGTATCTCCTTCAGGATATACATTAAGAGTTACTTCTGAGCCAATGCTTAAAGCACCTTGTCCGTTAGTATCTGTTTCGTCCCAAAATACATCTAAACTTCCTGAGAAAGAAGTCAATGATGGTTTATAGCTTCTAGCAGAATCACCCATTGAAGTATCTTCTAAAGTATCAGCAGATTCCTCTATTGAGTAAGACTTAATTTCAGCTACAGCATTAGTACCGACTTTAACAGTACCTTCACTTCCTTTATGTGTTGCCATTTTCTTTTACCTCGTCTTCCGACTTTTTCTTTGAAGAAGGTTTAATTTTTTCTTGCGAATGGACTGCTTCTTCTTTCCAGCCCTTTTTCTTCATTGACTCAACCTGAGTAGGATGAGCTATGACAGAACTTTTGCCATTTGGACTAATTAATTTCATAATCGTCTCCTGTTAAACTGCTACGTCAGGATTGGTTTCCTTGACATAATAGTTAGTTAAAAATGTAAGAGATACATAACCTAAAGGCTTTTCTCCCTCAGCGTTAAACTCTATTTCTGTTGATTCTAGGTAGCAGTCCTTTGCTAAACCATCTAAGGTTCTATCTGCTGCTATTGCCTCTTCAACCTCTTTACTTATTGTATCAATAGTATCATCAAAGTTGCTAGTGGCTTTTGCATATCCTTCCACTACTACTGACAATTCTCTGCTCATTACACGATCAGTGCCTATTACTATAGGCTCTGAAGATTCTGATTTTGTATATATAACAAGTGCTGGTACTGTTTCTAACGGATAAACTCTTGACTCATAAACCCTAGTCTCTGTAGTTGTTAAATTGTTTAATGTTGTTCCAAACTTTTCTCTTATTTGCTGTCTTATATGGTTTGCCATTTTTACGCCTCTTCCAACATTAATGCACTGAAACCAGTTCTATCTGCTTGTATATTAACAACTGTATAATTTTGTGCTGGTTTTATTATATTCCCATTGGTGTCTTTTATTGCATAAACATTTATATAATCTCCAAATGCAACATTGGGAACATCAATACTTCTACAATAAACTATTGGCTTAAGTGCCTCAACGCCAATACCTTCAGTTTGCTCTATATATTCATTGTTTAAAATTACATTTATTGTTGATGTGTTTCCGCCATGTATATAATTGGCTTCCACACCATGACCATAATTAATATCTAAATAACCCAGCATATCTTCTTCAGTTTCTAATCTAAATTGAGACATTATTGTTCCTCTAAAACTAAAGATATTAGGCCTGTATTATCAGGCTCTACTGTTTTGACTAAAAAGGTTGTTTCAGGTTTCAGGACATTACCATGATTTGTTGTTATTGCATTTACTACAATCCTATCGTTTTGCACGATATATGGCACATCACTAGCCTTAATTATTGCTCTTGGCTGATAACCAGCTACAGGAACTGTACCACCTTCAATATTAAAATATTCCTGATCTATAATAATATTTATATTTGATGAGCCATCCGAATCAATATCAAACCAAGTATCAATCAATCCAACTCTTTCATCCCATAAATCTTGAGCCAAGCCAAAGAATGTAGCAGTAACACCATGACCTGTTGTTGTGTCAACATAAGCGTTAAAATCTGCTGCACTCTCTAATGGCATGATTTATTTTTTAGCTCTTGTTTTAGGAGCTTTTACTTTTGATGTTTCCAAACCAACACTTCTATCTTCTTTTTGAGCTTTAGGTTTGCCAACATGAACTTCTGCTTTGCCATAACCGCATAAGGAATGTCCTTCGCTTTCAGTAAGTTCAACTATATCACCAGCGTGTACTTTAGAACCGCCAGCCATTGTATCTGTTAAGATTTTATATTTTTTCATATTTAAGTTGGGGGCGTTTCCACCCCCATTCCATTTAAGCATTAGTTAATTAGTCGCTTGATTTACAGAATGATACTGCGTGTCTTACAGCTACATCAACAGTTTGTAGAGCAACAATTCTTACTCCACCTGAAGTTGATAATGCGTAAGGGTCAACAGTAATATCTAGTCCACCATACATACCAATTAATAAGTCTGCAAAGTTACCAAAGTAGAAATCTCCACTTGTTACTTGGTTACTTCTAATAACATTATATCCGTTCATAGTGTTATCAGGATTAACAACAAACTGAGCTGTATTAGTAGCTTTTTCAGTTGTTTTTAAAGTACCAAAGTCAGCAGGTCTACAAATGTAACCTAAAGAACCACTTAATGCGTTGTCATTAGCGATTGCAGATTCCATTGCTACGATTTCTGCCCATGTTGGGTTAGCAGCAGCAAAAGTTGTAGTGTTAATACCTGTAGTATTAGCAATACCTGTTGGCTGACCACTTGAACCTGAACCAGTTAAAGCACCTAAGTCAATTGCAGTAGCGATTGATTTTGTTAGGTCATCTCTGATTAAGTTCTCAACATCTAATGATGATTGTTGTAACAATAGTCTTGTTGCATCAGTGAAAGCACCGATTACTTTTGGTGACATTGTTACTGAACCAGCAGTAAATTCACTTTCAGCAGCAGGGTTGCCTTCTGTAGCAATCCAACCAGCAGATGAAGCAGCGGTTTTCTTAGGTATTACAACATTTCCTTGTAATCCTCTAAGCATTGTTGCTCCAGCTTGCATTACTGAAGATTCGTTTCTTAATACATCAATGAATGAATCTCCTCTGTAATCTTCAGCGATTAGAGTTGAGTCATCAGATGTGTTTAAGTCTCTTTTGCCCCAAGTTCTTAGGACATCAGCAGGCAACATGATACCTTGAGCATCTTTACCATACTGTCTTGCAGCTTCAGCAGAACATTCAAATTCAAATGCTGCATCTTGTTGTGCTTTTCTGTCAGAAGGATTAGCCATAGCTCTGATTGCTTTTACTAGGCTAAAATCTCTAACTTCTTCTTTGCTCATTCCAATTTCTGATGGAGTTTCTAAAGGAGTGTCATTAGAAATATTTTCTAATAATACGCCTCTAAATTCTTCAACAGAGATACCATTTGAAATGGCTTTGTCAGCTAAATCTCTTTTATTGTGTCTAGCTGCTAAATCTATGATCTCTTTTGAGTTTCTTTTAAATTCAGCTTTAGCTTCGTCAATAGTTTGAGTTCTAACTTCTTCTATATTTATGTCTTTATTTTCTGACATTATAATCTCCTTAAAGTTAATATTATTTTTATCTTCAGAACGACCAACACCAACTAGTCTTGACTGGTCAGCAGGAACACTTACAGAGGAAACCTCCATTGGAGTCCATTTTGCCTTGTAATAAGTCTCGTTGTTGCTTTCATATCGTTCCAATTTATCAATGCGATACCCTACCGATATGTTCATCCGTATCCCATCTTTTACATCTTCAAACACCTCTTGAGCCAAAGCAGATTTTCCAAATCTGACTACTGCTAAAGACCTTTTAGCAGTCTCATCTAGTTTGAATTCTTCAATCACACCAATTTGCTTAGTCATATCATGATCAAGCAATAATGGTGCTCTACCTGAGTTTATAAACTCCATATTTATATCATCAGCAGAATGTCCCAGCACTTCCATACCAAAACTTCTTTCAACAGGCTCTTCACTAGAAACGCCTACACGAACCACTCTATTTTCTTCATCAAGGTAAGAATGTTTGGACAGATCAATAGTTCTATATTTCATAGGCATATCAATTACTTTCCTTTCCTCTTCGCTTGATTCAGTCATAGACACTTCATCAGTTGTCTCTAATTCTTCACCTTCATGTTCTACATCCTCATGCTTCGCAAATTCAACGATAACTTTATCATCAGTTTCACTCACATTCAGGATATGTCTATCTTCTTTATTCATAGATTTCTCCTTGTTTTTAGTTGATAAAGGATGTCCTTCAGGTAACAGATCAGTATCATGCTTCCCTGACTTGTATTTACCAGTCCTTAAGACTCGTAAAAAATTATTAACGCGTGCCATTGCCCATTGTTCTTTTGAAGAAACATTAGGTCTAACACTTGAAGGATTAGTTTTATATGCACCAATACCTCTGTTGTAAACTTTTTGTAATGTAGAATAGCTAGTTCTTTTTGCTGGATTATCACCAACATCTTTATTATGTTCGCTGGCTTTTTCTCTTAGAGTATCTTCTGTTCCTCTTTGCTCAATACTTCTATCGTCTTTCATTTGATTAACTAACTTTCTTGACCAGCTAAATCCAGCATCTCCACCCCATAATGCCCATGCTATTCTTCCGTTAGATGGGTAGCCTTTTTCTCCTTGTCTAAATCCTTGAGCCTTCTTGTCTACCTCATGCCTGCTAAAAAAACTATACATCCTCTTGATAGTTTCATCAGACAGGTTTTCACCATTTAGAATTTGATTTGCCCTTTCAGCACCAATTCTAGTTCCACCTCTACCATGCTCCTTACGCCAATCTAAGCCTTTTCTAGCCTCTGACTTCATGCTTTGAGTTGGTTTACTCATCTTCGTCATCTCCGCCCTGTATCTTTGCATCTACTGGGTTCTTTTGACCAAATGGTTGATATGCTAGTTCAATATCATATTGTTTGGCTAGTTCTATTTCTTTTTGATGTTGTTCAAATAATTCTTCTGTATCTCTACCATAACTACTGGATATATCTGCGTAAGTAAGAGTTCCATTCTGCAAACCTATAACATTTGCCTGCATTTCTTTTAATGGGTCAATCCAAGCAAAACTTCTTGGTATGTAATTTATTGATTTTGAAAATTTATCCACTTTGCTCATAGGTAAGTTTATATAACCATTTGATATAGACATTTCTAACCATGATTTAAAGATAGGGTCTACAAAATGATCTATAACAAATTGCTGATATATCTGATACATACTTCTATCTTCTAAAGCACCTTGCCTTATTGAGCTGTAATTTACTGATGTAAGGTCATTACTTAATGAGTGGTAAGAAATATTTAAACCTGAAGCAATGCTTCTCAGCACGCTAGTTGTAAAAGAATCAAAAGCAGATGTTGGATGTGTAGGGTCAAAGGCTTTGAAATCCATACCTTGTGGAAGCTGCTCAAAGACCCCAGCTTGTGCGTTCATTGTTGGGTTGAAGGTATCCTCATACTCTCCATCACCAACATAACCATCACCATCAGGTGAAGTAAAGAAACCCATTTTAGATGCACCAACTCTAGCTGCAACTATTTCTGCTTCTAAATAACCATTTAACATTTTCACATTAGCCATTGCTGTAGCAACCAAAGAAACACCTCTAGTTTGTTCTGCCCTAGAAGGTAGGTAAGCATGGATAATCTCATCAGCAGGTACTCTAATGTGTTGTGCCTGAGCTAAGTAAACTCTATCAAATGGATGGTCTTTAAATAAGTGATAAGCAACTGGTTTGTCATACTTATCTACTTCTACACCCATCTTAATACGATTGCCAGTAGCTTTGTAAATATCATTTTTATTTTCATCCAAATGATCTGATTCTAAAAACTGTAATTCAAAACCAAAAGGCGAATCCTTCTTTTTGATTTTTCTAACTAATACTTCTCCATCTCTACAAAGAGATTCAATAAATATTTTTTGACAGTCTAAGAATGATAATCTTCCATTAGTTGTGCAATTACCAACCTTACCCCATTCCTTCCAAGCATCTTCAATGAGCTGGTTTCCAGCAATGTCTAATGAACCATTGTCATCACGACCTTTGCTAGAAACTCTTATGCCATGCTTACCGATAACATTGGACACCATCAGGTTAAGGTATCTTGCAATATAGCTATCGTTTCTTGCTAACTCCCTTGCTCTATCTCTTAATATTCTTATGTTGTCTTTTATCTCAGCATCAGCACTGGTTGATGTAGTAACAAAATCAGCAAAAAGTCTACCAGTGTTCGCACCAGTATAGCTTCTTCTATATGCTTGTCTTTTTTTCTTCTTAGGCTCATTAACGCCCAATATTCTGTTGTACCACGCCATTATGTGTAACTCTTAGGTGTTGAGCCAGTAGTTCTACCAAAATTAACCTTTATGGTATTACCTGACCCTCTATTATTTTTTATTCTTAGTTGTTTAACCTCTTTTAGATATTCAGCCTTGTATCTATCTCTAAAGGTTAATAATTCGTCTATGGACATTCTTGATAATGATCTACCAGCAATACTCATAGATGCTTGATCAATATTTGCTCTATTTTCTATGACAGCCTCAATGCTATCTAAAACAATCTTTGCATGACTTCTGACTGAAGCAGATGTAGTTGCATAATTATCCTGAACTTCTACAAAACCTTCTTCCAGTTTAACTCTTGCAGAGTCAGAACTTCTAGTCATGTAAGAAACCCAGTTGTAATTGCCTTTTGCGTATGAGGATGTATTACTGGCCTCAATGATATATGTATCGTTTGACTCTGTAGCTGTTATTGTAAAGTTAGAAACTGTAGCACCATCAACTAAATTGAACTCATAGGATAGTGAATAAGAGGCTACTGGATAGTCGCTTGATAGATCTTCTCTTTTCCATGCCCAAAAGTCTCCCAACTGAAGCTCAGTAGGCACTTGGGGTGGATAATTTGTTGAATCAAATTTGTTGCTCAAGCAAAAACCTCATAAATGTTTTAGATATATCTAATATTACACTATGGTTTTCTGTAAAAAAGTCAACATGCCTAGCAAGAAAAGTCAAATTACTTCCAAGAAGTAGCAAAATTACCTCTATTTATGCCTTTTTGTGGCTTATTTTGGTTGTTTTCTTTTGGTGCTGCTTGTTTTGTTAGTATTTTTTGCTCAATAGAGTCATAATTAGGGTTTAGTATGTATATAGCAGCAAAATTATATACAAGTGTGTCAAGAGCCTCATTTCTTGGTCTTATTTGTTTCCAAACAAGACTTTTTCTTCCTCTAACAAACTTTGTTACTCTTTTTTCTGCTGTTAGCTGTTTAAAGTACTCTTCATCAAGATCAGAGCAAAAATGTAAAGTAGTTGACTCATTATCAGCAGCTAAACGAGAAAAAATGGCTTCTTTTGCAGAATCTGACCCTACTCCGTATAAAACAGCCTTATTTTTACCTACAAATGTTGGCCTATTTGCTATTGGCTTACCTGCTGTTGATAATCCTTTTACAGCAAATATTCTTCTAGCCTGTCTAGGTTTTGTGAATTGATAAACCATGTTCGTATGATGTCCACCTGAGTCAATAGTACAACATGATATGGGTATTAATCTCTCAGATTCAGTTTTAAATCTTTTCTTAAGATAGGAGTCTAGGTCTGACCAAACATTCATAGCATTTGGGTCTCCCCAAAATATCTTATAGTCACACACCCAAGCCTCATAATTTTTACCCCATCCTACCAATTGCAGCTCCAACCTATCCTTCTGCGTGTCCACTCCAGCAGTAAGAACTAAAACATCTTCAGGAATGGTTGTGTAGTCATAATTTAACCTTCTACCAAGAAGTGTCTCATATTCAACTGCTTCTCCTTGTTCTTCCCAAGATTCTCCAAGAGATGTATTTATCCAAGTTTTTAACATTTCAGGATTCTTTTTTGCTTCAAGAAAGTTAATAGCCATTTCTGACCAAGTAGACCAAACAGAATATAGCTCTGATATATGAAATCCTGCTGTTCCTGTTTTCTTTTCTGTAGCTATCCATTCTCCATGCTTTAACATCCATTGTTTTTTAGACTCATTTATTATAGAACCGCAATGTTCGCAAGCATAAGCTGCTGTCTCAGGCTTATTTTCTTCCCAAATTACGTTCTTCCACTTTAAAACTTGTTTTTCATTACATTCAGGGCATGGCACATAGTAGTAACGCTTATCAGACTCTTCAAAAGCTGTTTCTATTCTTGAAAGTCCTTTTATTGTAGGAGTGGAGCATAAATATATTTTTCTATTCCAAAAAGTAGTTGTCCTCTTGGTTGCAAGTGATATTGGGTCTCCCTCTGCTCCTGCTGATGCCTCATACCTGTCAGTTTCATCAGCAAGCAAAATTCTTATAGCTCTTGAAGCGAGTCCAGCAGCACTATTAGACCCAACCATTGTAAGGTTTCCGCCAACAAACTTTTTAGACAGCACTGTATTACCACTATCTCTACTTCTAGGGTCTTTAACACAATCTCTTATCTTCTCAGAATCCCTTATCATGGTAGCAAGCCTATCTTTACTAAACGCCTGAGCCATAGCTAGTGTAGGCTGCATAATCAACATAGGTGCAGGGTCTTGATCTATGTAATAACCAATAACATTTAACAATATCTCTGTAGCACCAACCTGAGAAGATTTCATCCAAACTATACGCTGTATATCATGGTCATTAAATGAGTCCATGATTTCTCTTTGATAGGGTGCTCTATCAGTTCTCCAAACACCTGACTCAGCAGATGATTCAGGAGATAGTCTTCTGTAGTTATCTGCCCAGTCGCTAATCTTTAGATTGGGTGGGGGAGTCCAAACTTGATTCGTACTCTCTACCACTCGTTCTATATTTTTCAGGTATTCCATCATTAGCCAGTTCGTTTAATCCTTCGTATATTCCTTCTTTTATTTCTTGTTCCGCTTCAGCAAAAGTATCAACTGTAATTACTTTATGTGCAATCTTTGAGGGAACGCCAAGCCATTTGGCTCTAGCGTTTGAAAACCTTTCAACCAAAAACTCCTCAACTTCTTGTATAGGCACTAACTTTCCTTCCATAATTTCTACTTCAAGTTCAGCCTTTCTAGCCTGAGCAGCAGTAAGTTTGGTTTTCTCTTCTGCTATGTCACCTGTACCATCTTTTTTAGTATATCTAGCAGCTTTTCTTAAATAGTTTATGTATTGAACCCTGCACACATCTATATTAACAGGCGATCTTCCTGAGCTGATAGTAAATATACCCTTTCCAATTAGATCGCTAATAGATTGAGGAGACAGGTCAAGATGCTCTGCTAGTTCTTTTCTAGTGGCCAAGTTTTATAGTAGTTTCTTAATACTCATAAGTATAAATATACTTCATTCAAAGCTCAATTACAAAAAGACTTTTATATTATAAATACGGCTGATGTTACAGCTCTGTCTCTACAAAAATAATGCGATCACGCAACCTG